TTCTTCTTGAATAGTTTTCTTACGGAAGAAGTCGTAGTTTGCTAGGTATTCCAGAGGTGCTTTAATCAACGGAGAAACACCACCCATAACAGTAGACAAAGCTGTACCTAATTTACCCTTCTGGATACCTTGAGGAGCTGTCTCAGTGTTGAGGAACTTAGTGATAGCTGCAATATCAAAGGTAGGTATCAAGTTAGTCAAAGGAATAGCAGATACAGTACCAGCTTCTGCATTAGATCCAACATAGACAGGAGCTTGCTCACGGATGTACTCAGGTACTTGAGATAAGTCTGGCTGCTCTACTTGATTAGCTTGCTGGATATTGTTAATAGCAAGGTTAATCTTGTTGATCTTATCAGGCTGCGTAGCTAATGCTTCCAGCTGCAGAGGAATGTTCTTACGAGACCAAGTATAGAAAGGCATTGCTCTTTTCAGAACATCTTTCTCGAATGGATTTACATCACCGTAATCAAACAGGTACTTGCGGACATGGTTACCTGCTTTATCAAACGAAGCACCCTTGTTTAACTGATCAATGAACAAAGCAATACGAGCATTGTCTTCAATAGTCTGACCTAGCTTAAAACCGCCTTGCAGAATAGGATTACTAGTGGATAAGGTAAAGGGGTTTCTATTTCCACCAGCTATCTGACTTTCTAATGTACGACTAATATCACCACCGTACTGTCCTTGACCAAAGACACCACGAGTCATCATGGCATCGTACAGTTCTTCAGTAGGATAGCCAGCAATCTTACCGCTTAAGTTGTTCTTAGCTACCTTGACTTGGAATGCAGCAGCATCGCCATAAGGTTTAGGTGTAGTAAGTCCACCTAAGTAGCTGTTCCATAAGTTACCAATAGTATTCTTAGCATGGTAAGCTGGACGGATACCTAAAGACCACATCTTCCACCAGTTCTGAGCACCGTCATACACCTTCAAGAACTTATTAATTTCTTCTTGATTGGTTAGTGCCTTGTATGAGCGTGTTAACTGGTTAGCTACTGCAGGTTCAAACTTGAGACCAGGAATCTCTGGAATAGTTTTGTAACTAGCAGGTGCAACATCAGCCTTAATACCAAACTGAGAAGCATCATCTAAGAACTTACGACCAGCTATAGCCTGAGCAGCATTGAAGTCTGCTATACCAAGTGCAATCGCAGGATCATCTTGGAAGAACTTAGTAGTGCCATAGATATTCTTAGCGTTAATCTCAGCTACAGTACCGTCGATCTCACGAGCAACACCTTGAGGTGTCTTAGCAGAAGGACGGATACCAAAGAAGTTCTTAACACCTGTATTATTCAGGACATCATCTGCTTCTTTAGTAGCTATGTGTGGCATGTAGGTATCACCTAAGTCACCTACTTCAATACCAGCTGCTTGTTGTTGTTCTAGTCTTGCACGATTCTGTGCTACGATACGCTGCTCTAGCTGACCTACAGCATCGTCGCTTAAAGAACCAGTCTCTATGTCTTGGAATATCTTAGCCTTGAGTTCATTAACAGGAATGTCTGTCTGCTTAGATAGTGCCTTAATCTCATTGTTAAGAGACTTAGCATTACGAACATTCTCTATTCTAGCCTTGTCTTTAGCAAAGCGATATTGATCATAGAGCTTCTTAGCCTCAGCTGTATCGCCTGTCTTTAGAACCATAGTACGATATAGTTCATTGTCAGCAAGCTTAGAGGACAGACCAATAGAATCAGCCCCCGTAGATGCAGCAGCTTTAACAGTTTTAAATATAGGAGCAATTACCTCGCCCTTCAGGGGATCAATGATAACATCACCCATGAAACCAAGGAGCATAGACTTGACTGGGTTCTCTCTACGGAACTGATCAGGAAGAGCCTCTTGAAAAGAAGCCTTCTCTTGTCCTTTAAGTCCTTTGATACCAGCTTGTTGTGCCTTAGCTAGGTTCTCAGTAGATAGAATATCCCATAGAGGAGCACCTTTCTCTGACTCTTCTGTTGTACCTAAAGCCTTAACATAGGTAGCAGTTGCTTGGAATGGACGTTGGAGGATATCAATAGCATCAAGTAAGAAGTTACCTGTAGCACGACCTGCTTTCTGTACTGGTTCTGGTAATGCTTCCCAACCTGCTTGTGCTACTTCGCCCACTGTACCAGCAGCTTCTTTAACTACAGTAGGAATACTTTCTCCTATGCTCTTAAAAGCTGCTGTGTTAACAGCCTCAGTAGTTACAGGTGGAGCAACTGTCTCCCATCCTGCATCTTCCTTAGCAGGAGTGATGGTTTCCCATGTAGCCATTATTTAGCCCTGCGTTGTACTTGACCATTAACGATACGATAATCATACTTAGCTGGCTCGTATACTTGTCCTAATCTTTCTACTTGTTGTTTGATATCTGGAGTTCCAGCAGCTGGCGCAGAAGGTGTAGTTCCTGAAGGAGTAACTTTTTCACCAGCTTTACCAGTCCAAGGCTCACGAAGAGCTACGCTTTGTGCTCTTACTAACTCAGTGTTAGCTAGGTTAATACCTTTTAGTGGCTTAGTAGGATCAAGCTTGTTTGCAGTGAACAGATTAAGAGCTGCTTCACGTTCTTGATTCCAACGATTACCTGCTTCAAACTTATCACTAGCAATTTTACCAAGATCAGCTTTGTTCTTATTGATGGTCGACTTAATCTTATCGATAGTCAGTGCTTCTTTCTCTGCTCTTTGTGCTTCTTTAGTAGCTTCTTTATCAGCAAGTGTACGAAGTGTCATTAACCGATTGTAGTTAGGATCTTTATCTAAGTCATAGAGTTTAGCGAAAGCTTTAATCTCTTCTGTCGTCTGAGGAACAGCTTCTTTCTCAGGATCAAATCCTTTGGCTTGTGCTTTAGCTAACAGAGGTGTAGCATACTTAGGAGCAAACACATCTAAAGATTCTGGATCTTCACGAACTCCTTTTCTCTCAGCAGCAAATGCTTCATCAGCAGCTTTTCTTGCTTTTGCAAACTCTTGATTAGCTAAGTCTCTGCTTTGTGAATACTCAGCACCAGCAGGTAAGTTATCAGCAACGAACTTAAAGTACTCTGGAGAACCAGGAGTAAACTGTTGATCTGCTGCGTCTTTAACGCTTAGTAAAGTTCTTTCTCTTTTCTGAGCAGCACTCTCTCCACTTAGACCACCAATTAAGGCAGCACCTAACTGACCAACACCCATACCAATCTTCTCATATGGAGAAGAAGCTTGACCATACATACCAGCCCATAGCTTCTGCTGTTGACGTTGTTGTTCTATAGGATCGTATCCTAGTAAACCTGTAGTAAAACTTGGAGCAATAGCCATAATATTTTCCTTATCTTCTTCCAGCTGCAGCAGTACCAACTGCACCAACTAAACCACCCCAGAACTGAGCATTAGCAGCGTTAGCAGCTTGAGTAGAACCGTACTGAGTCTGAGCAGATTGATTCATTCCAGACTGATACATCTGAGCACCAGCTGTTTGACCAGGCTGTTGAGCTTGACCTAACTGGATACCAAGTTGTAACGGCATCTGAGCCATCTGTTCTACCTGACCAGCTAATCCTAACTGAGTCTGTAATGGAGCATAAGCACCAGCCATACCAGTAGCTTGAGTACCAAGCAATGCAGCACCAGTACCAAAGAGACCAGCACCTAAGCCGATATCTGCAGCAGCACGTTGACGAGCAAGATCCTGAGCAGTAGCAGTAGTCTGGTAAGCCTGTTGACCGAAGCCTAAACCTAAGCCTAAACGATTCAACAGGTTCTGTTCTGAGATCTGTTGTGCTGTTTGTTGTGTACCTAAAGCCTGTCCTGTCAACTGAGTACTTAGTCCTAGATTCTGTAACATATTCTGACGAGCAATCTCTTGCGCTGTCTGAGTTGTACCAAGAGCCTGACCACCTAACTGAGTACCTAAGCCTAAGTTCTGTAACATGTTCTGACGAGCTACTTCTTGTGCTTGAGCAGTTGTCTGATAGCCTTGACCTAACATACCTAAACCAAGAGACTGACGTTGCTGAGCAGCTTGTTCTGCACCTGCACCAATGTTTAAGTTCTGCTGTGCTAATGAGTTATAGTAAGCAGCCATCTCTGGGTTAGTCTGTTGTAGTCCACCAGCAGATGTACCACCTGTAGCTAAACCACCACGACCAGTCTGGAATAACTGATTACGAATACCAGCTAATTGTTGTTCTTGACCAGGAGCTAAAGCAGCTTGTTGTGTACGAACATATTCAGCACGAGCCTCTTCAGGAGATTGAGCTAAGTAACCTGCACCAGTACGTTGAAACTGTTGTGCTAGTGCTTGAGCCTCTGGTGATGCAGAAGTCTGAAATGAACTAGGAATTAACTGGCTTGATAGTCCTTGTAACTGCTGAGCATATGCCTGAGCCTCTGGAGAAGCTTGAGTACCTACAGAAGTAGGAGCAAGCATACCAGCAAATTGTCGGTATTGCTGAGCAGCAGCTTGTGCTTCAGGAGATGCAGCAGACTGATAAGAGCTGGGTAATAACCCCTGCATTGCCTGTTGATATTGAGCAGACAAAGCCTGTGCTTCTGCAGAAGGAGCAGTTTGATATTCTGTAGGTAGAATCTGTCCACCTAATCCAAACAACTGCTGAGCTGCTGGAGCAAGAGCACCTAATGACTGTCCTTGTTGTTGAGCATATTCTAAGCCACCACCAAACCCACCAAAGAGTTGGTTCTGTAGTCCAGAAAATTCACTAGCAGGAGTGTATCCAGCTGCAGAGATGTAGGGCATCCCAGTCTTTGGATCAATCTCACGAGTAAACTGAGAAGTACCAAAGCGAGTTGTCATCCCTACAGGACGGAACGCTGCAGCTGCTGATGCGTCTCTAGCTGCTTGAGCCTGAGCTGCAGAAGCTTGTTCACCAGCTGCTCTAGTGTTATCAGCACCTGTAAAGATATTGGCTACACCGCCAATTATTCCACTTACTGCCTTACCCATGTTTTGCTCCTAGTATATACATCATAATTTATATCATTAAATGTTACTCTATTAATCTTAATCCATCCAGTAGATGTTCCAAACTTAGCTAGTTTACTATCGTTGTCTTCTACTAAAGCTGCTAATGGCACTGTTACTAAACTCTGTAATACATCTAAATCTTTAAGGTATTCTTTCTTTACTTTTGCAGTCCATCGATATACATCTGTATGAAACCACAACATCCCTTCAAACAACTCTAAGTACATCGTATAATCTTTACGATTTACCACTGGTACTTTAACCATTACAGCTTCATAATGTAAGCAAGTGCGAAATAAGGAGGACGATTCTCGTGAGCAAGTCCACCACCAACAGAGCCAGAAGTTCCTGAAACAGTTACTGTGTGATTGTGTACCGCATTAGCAGACATCGCACCCGACGTACCTGTTACAGTTACTGTGTGATTGTGGTCAGCACTTACACCACCTGTTGTAACAGTGTGTGTATGGTTTGCAGAGATACCAGAAGTAGTGCCACTGTAAGTATGATTATGGTCTGCACTAGCGTTTCCAATAGATGTGGTAATGCTTGCATTACCAACTCTAGTGAGTTTTACTTCTCCTTGAGAGCCTTCAGTATGCTGACCAAGTAAGTTATTACCAGCATTTACAGAGCCTTGTCCTCCAGGAGTAGCCATGCTGTGCTGGTGTCCTGAATCAGTAGATGTTGCTGAGTGGCTGTGTGTGTTACTCTGTCCAGAAGAAGTGCCACTAAATGTGTGGTTATGGTCGTTGCTGACAGCACTGGTTGTTCCTGAGTGGACGTGGTCATTACTGTGTCCACTTGTTGTTCCACTAGCACTTAAAGAATGGGTATGGTCTGTTGAAGCGTTGGCTGTTGTTCCTGAAGCAGACAAACTATGCGTATGTGCAGGAATCATTGTAACATCAAGCGTTACAGTGTTAGCACCACCTGTAGCATTGACAGCATAGGTAGTACCAGCACCGACTACGAACCTATCTCGTAAGTCAGGAGTACTATTAGCACCGTTACACAGTACCCATCCTGTAGGAATAGATGCAATAGCTCCAGACCATAATAGAATGATACCAGAAGGAATTAAAGTAGTTAACTCACCACGGACATAAGCAGTGTTAGCTATTTGAGTAGTGTTAGAACCAGCTGTAGGTGTAGGAGATGTTGGAGTTCCTGTCAGAGAAGGAGAAGCTATGTCCGCTTTAGAGCTGATAGCACCAGAGATAGCGTTGAACTCGTTATCTATTTCTGTACCCTTAACAATCTTGTTTGAATCGCCTGTAGGTAAGGTATCTTTAGTAGCAAAGTTAGTTGCCTTGGTGTAATTACTCATAGTGTTTTACCTTGTTTAAGGAAGAAGTCTATCTTCTGAATTGAAAGAGGAGTACCATCAATGTCAGACTCAAAGCCTAACTGAAGAACAGTACCAGAACCTGATGCTGGAATGTTAGCGATATCCAAAGCAATACCATTAGTGTATGTAGCTATGTTATATTCTGCTGCTCCGTATTCCCACACAGTAACTCGCTGTAGAACAATACCACGAGAAAAGTAGTTACGGGTATAATCATATCCCCACTTGATAGCAATAGGCTGATTAGAACCGCCAATAGCTGTTACATTGATACGCTTAAGAATCTTATTCGTAGTAGCAGAACCAAAGTCAAAGTAGTTAGTGAAGTATGTCATACGATACTTAGCACCATTGTCTTCATACAGATTATACTTACCTATGTAGCCAGGCTGTCCAATCAGTAATTCTCTGTTCTGTGTTAAGCAGAATGCTGTAGGATTAATCTGTTTCCAAACAGTAGTTCTAGCTGCTCCATTCTCTAAAACACCCCTAGTATCAAAGCAATAAGTAAAACCTGAGCTAGGAAGAGACAACAAGTAGAAAGCATCCGTAGGGAAGTAAACAGCCTTGATGTTCTTAGCTGTTTCTGATGCTACCAAAGACAACAAGTCATCTCGTACATTCTTAGAGATGTCTCTGAATGGTAATGATTTCTCTTGGATTACACGCTGTAAAGACTGAACACCAGTAGAAGACAAGAACAGTAAGTCTGTACCAATTGAAACTACTGAGTCTCTAGCTAAGCACCCAGTGCCTACGATAACATCTTGCAGTACCATTTGTGACGGATCTACAGGGTTAGTATAGATAACAATATGACGAGTACAGAAGATAATCAAGAAGCCATTGTGGTCTGCCATAGCCACGATAGGGTCATTGTTAGGAACTACTTCACTGATATTAAGGTATCCTGATGTACCTGTCTTCCATTCAGCTGGGTTTAGCAAATCACTGAAGTACACAGTCTGACGATCATCCTGCATGTCAGCAACCCAGACACGACCATAAGCAGTCATGACACAGTTAGGAGTAAAGTTAGTTACAGTCTTTCCTACTGGTAGGTTTGTAGCTACATCACCTAAACGCTGGAATCCATAAGCACCAGTATGAGCATGAGCAGTAGCACCTAGCTTATGATACAATAAAGTAGGATGACCTTCTTGAACCAGGATACCATGCCCTGAAGGAGTAGCTCCTGTGTCATAAGGCATACCACTAATCTGCCAGTTGTTGTCAGTAATAGTGTAAGTTAAGTTAGCTGTATCAGTACCGTTACGAACCACAGCCTCTGTTAAGGTAGTAGTTCCAGTGTATATCTTGTTGTTTGCTGCAGATATAACTACAGTACCATCATCCTTAATAAGCTCATAGATGGCTCTAAACGAGCCTGTAGACGCTGCAGAGGTGTTGACCTTAGTCCACCCCTTACGAGCACCGATACGACCGTAGCGATCGATTACGCAGTTATTAGCCTCTAATGCAAACCCACTGTCTAACTGAATAGAACTATCCTGAGTGTTTAACCCAGAGAAACCAGGGGCTGCAATCGAGCCAGTGACTAGAGCTTCAGCCATTAATAAGCCACCCAAGCAGAGTCTTCAATATAACGACCAGACTCAATAGCAATAGCGTCGGCTAAGGATTGGTTGTAGATAAATGCCATTTCACCTGCTAGGATACCACCATCTTCACCACGCTCAGCTAAAGCCCTTGCAGTAGCATTAAAGATTACAGGCTCAGAAGGAACTAAAAGAATATCAGCATCAGATTGTAACGCTGGTTGCGGTTTGATAATGTTAAAACGAATATCATAAACACCATCAGGAATAGGGTATAAATCTACCAGTGTGTCCCCATTAACATCTGTTCCGTTAAAGTTATATTTAACTGGGGCAGATTTTGGAGGAGTTCCAAAAAGGAACAAAGAATCCATAGTTACTGTAGGGACATTTTCTACAAAAGTTCTTGCTGTTTGGTTGATAACATCAATTACTCTAAATCTTTGACCCGAACCTACCAAGATATAGTTAAAGATATCAGGAGCAGTGGTGGCAGAGAGTGTCTCAGAAAGGCAATTCCAGCTATAAGCATCTTCTACCTGACGCTTAGCATCGTTTATGAACTCACCAATAAGTGTAGAGTAAGCGTTATCAGCTACAGATGAAACCTCAGTTTCCCGTAGTCTTCGTAGTACAGAATTAACCAGTTGGATGTAGTTCATAATTGCCTATAATTATAACACAAATTTATATAAAAGTCAAGCTTTATTTCTAGCAATCCCACTTCTTAAGTGCTAGAGCCTTACGAGTTGGTCTGCCCTTCTCATCCTTCATAGCCCCTTTAACACCACTCATACGAGCACAGAAGGACTTACGACGACCTGCAGCTTTAGGAGACTTCTTAGCCTCGGCAGCAGACACTGGAGGCTTAAGATTAGATCCAGTCTTCTTGTTGTAGTAGTCTCGACCTTTCTGGTTGAGTCCACCTTCAGGGTTTTGGAATGCTTTCTTAGGCATTACTTCCTCTTCTTTGCTGTCTTAGCAGCATCTTTAAAGTCCTTAGCACTAGGAGCACCTTTGCTACCTACCTTACGCATCTTCTCGCCTGAGCCAGCCTTGATACGAGCTTTCTTGGCAGCTATGTTTGCATAGAGACCTGGCTTCATTTCTTAGCTTTCTTCTTAGGTTTACCTGCAGTCTGTAGGGCTATTGCAACTGCTTGCTTCTGAGGACGACCTTCTTTAACCATCTTAGAGATGTTCTTACTGATTGTCTTGTCTGACTTACCTTTAGCGAGTGGCATTGTTAGCTCCCATTCTGATATGCTGTGGACTGATGTAACTCTACTGTAAAGATACAGCTCATAGTAGCTCCTGCTTCAGGAGTAGCTGTAATATAATCGAACTCATCCATAACCATACGACCTTGGTTAAACTGAAGAGCATCTCCTGCACCTAACGACTTAGCTCCTACAATAGGAACAGTAGCAGCGTCACTAACATCATGCACTGCAGCAGAGATAGCTTTAGTTGTTCCTCCTGAGTTAGCTAGGAACAACAGAGTAGCTATAGCCTTACATCCTTTAGGTACTGTATAAACAGTATTAGATGTCCCTGCAGTAAGGTTAGCGAATACTGTTAACTCTCTCATTAGTATCCACGCTTAGCGGTCATCTTCTTAGCTGGCTTAGCTTTCACTGGAGAACCAGTCTTCATAGCATATTGCTTAGCTTCTTTCTTACCCTTAGCTGTGTATGGGAACTTCTTTTCTTTTACCATTGGCATATCATTCTCCTATTTTTTAAACACTAATTCAGTCATATAGCTGATGAACGCACCAGCAACAGAAGCAACTCCCATCAACGCCCACAGAGAACCTTTACTACGCTCTGCCATAGCCACTAACTTCTTAATGTCTACTTCTAAAGCATCTACTTTACGCTCTAGGTTGTCTACGGATTGTACTAGTTTGCCGTACTCTACGGGATTGATTTCGTTCATAACTGACTTTTCTATAATTTATGGTTATCTAAATAAAATTATTTAATTAGGAACAGCACGTTCTTTAGGCATATTGCCTGTCTGCTCTTCTATTTGTTTCTGGATGTCAACCATAAGCGGGAAAAATCCATGTTTAGCTGGTGTTTCGCCCATTAAATTAATTATCGCTGTAAAAGCATCAACGCTTAGTTTAATATTAACTTCCATAATTTCTCCGTTTATTTGTTAAGGTTTTAGTGGTTCTACAGGTGCGGTTTCTTTTACCCAAGGTAGTGGCACATTAGAATTTAAAGACTCTTTCTTAGATAAAATTTGTTTATTGATTTGATCATCAATATGCTGCTTATAAGCAGGATTATTTAAAACAACGGGTTTAATCCAAGATAAAATAAGCTCTTCTGTTAATTCATTAAACGGTACAAAGGTTGATTGATCAACATCGTTTGTTGTTAATGGGGTTGCGCCATTAAAAATACCAAAGTCACCATCGGTTTCTGTACCAGTAAGAGTCCATTTAACATTTAATACAACGTTTGGTAGATCGCTAATTGTTGCTGTTGTTAGATTTGTTACAGCCCATGTATAAGTAAAATCCATTTAATGTTCCTTTTTAATTATTTGGTGGTACAAAAGTACCTTGATCATTTTTAATCCACCCTACTTGAACATCATCATTCACCCCATAAGTGTATGGCTGTGGTGGATTACGAGGATCAAATGCAGGTACTTGAAAAAGCTCCATGACCACTACGACTGTTTCAATACCATTATTCATTGTTGTGCTTGCGTATTTCATTTATATATCCTAAGTACCACATTCGAAAAATGTACCATTTGTTAAAGTAATCCTGATGCCTGGATTATCACTAATAGAAATAGAGTTTAGACCAGCAACACCATTTCCTGCGGAAGCAACAGACTGAGACCCAATATTGTTTGAGTTAATATAAGTAACCCAACCGCTAAACGAATTAGCACTTACATTTCGTTGTCTAAGTTGGTTAGCATTGTCTTCCCAGCCCCAAGCAATCTGAGTTCCCCAGAAGTTCCCTGCATTACCATGACGCATACTTTCGTAGAACCACCACGTACCAGCAGGACCACCTGCGCTTATATCCCCGTGATATGCTTTGCAGGTAGCTGGAGTGTTTCTAAATGCGTCAGCCCAGTCTGATGACTGGTATCTTGGAAGTAAGTATGTAGAAGTTGCCCATAGGTTTGAATTGCTGTTTGGGTCACAATAATATCCAGTATTGTTAGCGTCATAAAATATAGTACTGTATAAGCTGTCCGAATATAACGACCCATATACTCTGCTTGTATACCCTAAACCAGTGCCCCAGCCTTGTAATGCACTCCAAGAATCCGCGCCTACTGTCTGGGACAAATAAACAGGAACACCACTTCCGTTGTCAGCTTTATGAAACTTATGCGCCCAAGTGTTACTGTTATAGTTACCACGCAAAACTAATCCTTCACTGCTAGAATTAGCCCCTCCTATTCCTTCATTTCCAACGTAAACACTCAAATTCATTGTTCGTGAATATGAATTCGGATCTACATAGTATCCAGTGTCGTTAGAGTCATAAAAGATAGGAGCACGAGAAGACCCAGCAAGTGTTCCATCACCAACGCTAGTTAATTGGAAACAATTTGGAGAAGCAGACCAACCGCCAATACGAAATACATTGTCTGTTCCAACACCCATATTAATAGCATAAGCACCAGTACGGTGGAAAGACATTGATGCAACAGTGCCTGCACTGCCACGAATTGAAATTGAACCAGTATCGTTAGCGTTATTTACATCTGTTGATGCCGAAGATGCGCCAGTAATTAACCCTGTAAAAGAACCACTTGTTGCATTGACTGAGCCACCTGATTGGTTAGTTGCTGTTGTAGCAGTTGTTGCAGTTGCAGCATTGCCGTTGTACTGACTTCCATTTGCGCTAATCTGATAAGTAGTTCCGTTTAAATAAATAACCCCATTGTTGTAGTAATTGAGATACATGGCTTTACCAACACCACCATCCATGTGCAAATTACCATCGGTTGCTTGAACTACTGCGGTTGTTGCCACAGCAGGAACACCGCCGTTACCGCCAAGTTGAAGTCTTGCGCCCCATGTTGCGTTTGGCTGAGTTAAAAAAGTTGCATTTTGTGCCGCAGTAGCAGTTGCTGCATTACCAGTAATACTTGTAGTTAAAGCCGAACCATTAAATCTAAATAATTCAGAGCCATCAGAATTTGCCCACATAAATTGTGCTGTTGCTGGACTTGCTTGTTTTGCCCTAAATATCATTCCCCAATTAGCATCAGAATACAAAGAACCAGCCGCATAAGTACCGCTACTACCAACAACTAAAGAACCTGTTGCAGTAAAGTTTACTCCCGTATAACTATTGCTGGTATTTAAAGCATTTGCAGTTGTAGCTGTTGTAGCAGTTGTAGCAGTTGCAGCATTACCAGTTATATCAATACCCCAAGTACCGCTAGCGTCTCCACCAGTACGAGTAGGAACATTAAGATTAGTTCTAGATGTTGCTGTGTTGTTTAAATCAGAAAGATTGTTAGTGGCAAGGAGAGCACCAGACAAAGACGCATAAGCGTTTAGCCAGATTGTGCCATCATACACCTTCATCTCATTCGTGGTGGTATTAAAATACAACGCACCAGCTACAAGAGCATTCCCGTCATTATCTAATGTAGGAGCAGTCGCTTTTTGTCCTAAGTATCTGTCATCAAAAGAATCAAAAGCAGCTAATGTTTGGTCTCTAGCTGTTTCTGCAGCAGACTGAGCACTGGCGGCAGAGCTTGCAGATGTAGCAGCGTTAGATGCTGATGTGCTTGCGTTACCTGCTTGAGTAGTTGCTATTCCAGCCTGAGTAGTTGCTGTAGTTGCTGAACCAGCTGCGCTTGTTGCGCTTGTGGCTGCATTACTTGCTGAAGTAGCTGCATTAGACGCAGATGTCGATGCTGCACTAGCGGAGTTAGAAGCATTAGTAGCTGAAGTAGATGCAGCAGATGCGGAGTTGCTTGAGTTAGTAGCTGAGGTGGCAGCAGCAGAAGCAGAGCCTGAAGCTGCACTAGCTGAAGTAGCAGCGTTAGTTTCTGCTGTCTCTGCATTAGTCTCAGCAGTCTCTGCATTTGTCTCGGCTAATTCTGCAGCAGTTTGTGCAGTCTCGGCAGCAAGCTGTGCAGCCTCTGCAGCAGCCTGTGCAGTCTCTGCATTGGTCTCTGCTGTCTCTGCATTAGTCTCTGCAGTCTGTGCAGCAGTAGCGGAATTAGCTGCAGCGGTAGCTGAACCTGCAGCAGCCGTGGCAGAACTTGCTGCAGCGGTTGCTGAGTTACCTGCGTTAGTAGCCTGAGTGGTTGCTGTGGTCGCACTTCCAGCAGCTGCTGTCGCTGAGTTAGCAGAGTTCGTTGCTGAGGTTGCTGATGAAGTTGCGCTGTTAGCAGAGTTCGTTGCTGAAGTAGATGCAGCGGTGGCTGAGTTAAAAGCGTTAGTAGCTGAGGTAGATGCAGCAGATGCGCTCGAAGAAGCTGCAGAAGCACTCGATGCAGCGTTAGTCTCTGCAGTCTCTGCGTTAGTTTCTGCTAGTTCAGCAGCAGTCTCTGCAGTCTGAGCTGCAGTAGCTGAATTAGCTGCATTAGTTGCTTGGGTAGTGGCTGTTGATGCACTATTCGCAGCGTTGGTAGCAGAGGTTGCTGCAGCACTAGCTGAGTTACTTGCATTAGTTGCTGAAGTAGATGCACTACTGGCTGAACCAGCAGCAGCTATAGCACTTGCATCAGCAGCAACAGCGTCTGCTTGAACCTCGATAGCGAGTTCACGAACTAATAAGGCTTCACTAGCGGAGTCTGCTGTAGCATCTCCTGCACCACCTGCTCCCCTGTATATCGGCATTGAATCTCCTTGACTTGTTTAAAGACTCTTATTAAAGAACCCTTAAACAAGACAGCCCTAATTAAAGGGCTATCCTGAGTTACTTACTACTAGCCGTTAACAGCCAATACAAAGCCAGTCTCTGGACGCAATGTCTTAACACCATACAGCGTGTCAGCAGTGTACAGAGTAGAGAGGTACTCTTGCTTGTACTGAGTCTGTGAACGAACACCCATCTGCTCAGCTAATACCATCGTATCACGATGAGCCAAGATAGCTGCTTTAACATCACCACCAACGCTGTTGTCTGCATCAGTTTCGATGATTGGGCAGTTGCTCGATACATAGATATCGATACCATACAGCTGACCGATCTGACCGTTGTTTACACCACGACCATCAACGAAGTCAGAGCTGTTGTAGCGATCGATGCCCATGATAGCAGCACGAAGTGATGGAGGTACAGTGAAGAAGCGATTATCCATAGGAGTGTCGGCATCGTCCATCAACTTGATCAAGGCACGGAAACCAGCGTCAGTGAATACATCAGCAGCAGCTACAGTGTCAACAGCGTAAGCTGAGAGACCGTTAGTACCGTCGATGAAATAGCTGTTGCTGTGTACGAAGCTGCTTGTACCGTTACCGAAAGTCTTACCTAACTGGAACAATGTGTCATCAATCTTCTTAGCCAATGCATAGCCAGCATCTTCTGTGTAGAAGCGACGGAGTGATGCAAGAGCTTGAACTTCAACGATGTCCTCAATAAAACGTGAGTACTCGAAGTGCTGGTCAACAGAAACCAAAACTTCGGTCTCGGTATCAGCTTGGATTGTTACAGTTGTGTTAGCTGCCTTGGCAGTTGCTACACCACGAGTTGGCTTAGGAATGTGAAGCGTGTCACCTTTCTTGCCCTTCATGGTCATCTTGTTTACGAGGTTAGCGAGAACCAAGTTTTTCTTGTATGCAGCTACTACTTCGTCACTCCAAATTTCTGGGATGAACTTGTCTGCATTAGTTTTGTTTACGATAGATCCACTACCGCCTGGGTATACTGCTGTTGCCATTTTTAATACTCCTAAATAAAATTATAAAATAAAGTTACCGAACTCGTCCTTCTGCGTAGGCACTGAGAATCTCATCTGCCATACTGTCATAACGATTCGGATCTTGCATTCTTAAGCGAATTAAGTCTGCACGACGATATACTGGTTTACCTGTTTCCCCTGTACCGCCTTGTTGCACAGCTGCTGCTTTGAGTGCTTTACTACGACCTTCACTATCTGTCTTCTTCAGTGCTTCATCTGCAGCTTTGGAGGTTTCCTCTTTCTGCTGTCTTAAACCACGCAACGACTTGTAGTTGTCGAGTAGTTCTAAAGCTGAATCAACATCATAGTTATTAGCATCAGCATACAAACGCTGCCTTGCCCGTGAACTTGAAACCCATTGCTGGAAGTCTTCGGACTGTGCTACACTTACAAAATCAGGATGAGTCTTTTCAATTGCTTCGAGAGCTGAACGCTGAGCTTGAATTACTTGTTGCTCTTGTAGCTGTCGTAGAACTGGGTTAGACTCTATAGCCTGGTGTACTGCTTTCTGGGGATCTTCAAACCAATCGATCTCTTGTGCTGGTTCAGGCTGCTTGTCGTGCTTAGCTTCGAGTTGTTGCCTTAGAAGAGAATCAGCTAACTTGCGTACTTCACCTACTTCTTGTGCCTGACGACCGATAAGCTTCTCAGCTTCTTGGTGCATACGAACAATCTCATCAAGAGACTTATTCTTATACTTCTCAGGTATTTCAACTTCAGGGGCAATCTCTTCAGGTTGTGCTGAACTTGTGTCCTCAGCGTCTGGGATTGTACTCTCTTGTTGGTTTAAGTCGGTTAATACTTCGTTAGATACTTCTTCTTGCAGTTCGATAAAATTAGCAGCCATATATACTCCTGTCGCAATGCGATTTTAGGATAATTAAAAATAGCTCGGTGATCAAGAGTTCACTTATGAGCCGTGATTTGCATTTGTTTTCCTCTCCACAGCCAGCTTCTCAGCTCTCTGTCTAGCCCACTTCGATGTAGCTGAAGGGTGGTCGCCACTAATTGGATCTAGATAGATCCTCGGTGGGGTGAGGATACGGGTAGCAGTCCCGTCACATACGCTACACTGAACTTCTTTTGTGTCAACATCGACGAAGGACTCAGTGACATGCGAATCTTTACACTTGAAATCGTACATTCGTCTAGGCATTATCTTCCTCTACTAGGAGCTGCTCATAGACTTCTGTACTGGACTCTCTTAAAGTCTTAATCCAGTTCATGATGGACAGTTCGCCCTTCTTGAAGTGGAGTTGTTGTTCTGTTTCTATACCGCCTAAACGGTCTGTAGCTTCAATCATTGTTACGATGTCATCAACCAAGTCTTGCCATCCCTTGGTAGCCATCATAGCAAAGCGAGCTTCATAATAATCCTGCAATTCTCGATTCATTGTAATCTTTTTCCTTGACTTTGGAGATTAACTGTGATACAATGTAAATATTATACCACACTTTTTCTCAAAAGTCAAGTACTTTATTGCATATTTCTGTTCATTTGCATAGAGGCAATACGCTCATTTGACTTGATATCTTCTACTTTAATGATCTTATCAGCCAGTTTCATGCGCTTTTCAAACTCATCAGCCATAGGATCTTGCGTATTCTTAGAGGCTGCAGCCATTACCTTAGCTTGGACTTCTGCTGGCATTAACTGTGTCTCTACTCCTACTTGCTGTGCTTCAGCTGCTGCTTTAGCTGCCTCAGCCTGTACTTTCTGTAGCTGAGCCATAGCAGTTTCCATAGCAATCTGTTGCATCTGTACTTGCATTGGGTCTGGTTGCTGTGTTTGAGTCATCTCTTGGAGGGTAGCAATGATCTCTTCACGGTTAGACATGCTGGAGGAAGCGATAATACCCTGCAACAGCACTGGAGTAATAGGAGACTGAGCACCAAGGGTAGACATTAAGCCCATCATCTGTTGCTGTTCATACTCACGAGCTACCATTCCCATAGTCGAAGTAGGGATAAACTGGAAGTCTTGTACTGGATAACGCTCTGGATCGAACTGCATGAATCTCCAAGCTGCCTTATTAATGAACGGCATGAGGAAATCTTCTTGGAAGTTGATCAAGGTACGCTTGTTCTTCTTCATTAGCCCTGAGAGAGCCATAGAGAGTCCTGCACCACTTGCCTCACCCCCTGCTACCTGACTAGGCATCGACGCACTGTCGACCGTTCCTGTGGCTTGTAGGAGCATTGACTGGAAGTTCTGTGCTGTTTGGAAGCTCTGAGGATCAGTAACACCAAACTTAAATGGCATCATGATCTCGTTAGGGTTACCATTGACCAGCATGTTCTTGCCTGGACGTACTTCGTACTTAGCACCACGAGGAAGCCTTGTAGCATCCATCGCCATCATAGGAGATGTAGTTAGGGCTAAGGAGTCTAGGTGGCTACGAATCTGAGCATCGATAGCCTTCTGCATATTGTAGCCCTTCTCAGCAGTACCACGACCCCAGAAACGACCTGGCATCGAGTCAGCTTGATAAGCAACAATAGGACGATCCTTCATCATGTAAGGAGACTCTTCAGCTTTGAGAAGCCACTGATCATCAGCAATCACAACGATAGCCTCTACCAAGTTCTGGTAGTCTTGTCCTTTAGAACCTTCAGGGAACAGGTCTACTACTTCGACTCCATCCTTCTTATCGATGTTCTCAAGGTACTCACGAGGAACTAAACCGTAGTAGCGTACAACACGAATACGGTCATCTTGCTTGTGGGTTACTTCTTGTACTGGCTCTAGCTCCATGTTGGAGTAGCTAGGGGTTACATTAACCTTACGGTATGTACCATCAACCATACCCTGTACAATGGTGTAGTAAGGGACATACTCTTCGATAGCTACACCGAGAGAGTCTTCTACGTCTGCTGCATTAGGGTCAATAAGGAAGTTACGGGGATTGACTGGGTGGAGTTGAACCATGAACTGCTTCTTTTCTTCCACACCAATAGCAGCCATCTGAGTACCAGGGATAGCCTGAGTAGCTGGAGACATCACTGTACGCTCTTCTACTGTAATCTCACCGATACCAGTACCATACAGTTCGCCTAGAAGGATAATGTTATCTAGGGCTTTCTTAACTTTACTTACCTTGAAGTCTTCATGCATCTGCTGACGCACTAAAGGAATATCATTCTTGTTGGGGTCTTGACGATCATCTACGATATCAAAGAACTCGCCACGACCAAACACTGCTTCAGAGATCTCTGCTTGCTTAGACTCAATGGCTTGCTGCAGTGCAGGAGTGATTAAGCGACTACGCTCAGACTCACGAGTCTTATCAGCTGCATCCCAGATACCACGGAACAGACGCTCATACTCTTCCCACTTGTCTAGGTAGTTTACATCACGATGATCTCGCCATGTATTGCAGTGGTCTACGATGAACGCAATTAAGTCGTTATCTGCGTCAGTTTGAATATCTTCTTTAAATTCAGCCATTCTTTAGATTCCTGGTATGGTGGATTGTGGTACAGCCATGTTAAATGGATTAGTTATAGGAGCTTGTTGTTGTTGTGGTAAAAAGATATCAGACTCTTTTAATCCAAGTTGCTTTGCTGACTCTACGATTTGTAGGTACTTATGTGCGCCTATGTTCTCTGGCGAGTTCATGAATAAACCACGAACAACATCATAAGCCATTGGGTTATCTTTCCATTTAACAGAAGAGTCTCCTGCTAAATCGTTGTACTTAGATACCAACGAAAAACCAGCTTCAGGATCAGGATTAAACTTACCACCGTCCATTCCTTGATGTGTTACTCGAAATGCTCCTGCTTTCTGCAAGGCATCAAAGTTTAAAGGCATGAAGTCTACTTTTAAATCAGGATTGTCTGAGGTTAAACCCTCAAACTTACTTAAGTCAAATTTAGAATCAGCCATTAATACCCCGCAATAAAATCAGTTGGTTCGTAATCATCTTCACCGTCATCCATGAAGTAGCTTGTTACAGCGAGTTGATCAACGTAGCTTAAAGCATCGATCAAGTCATCGTGTACTTGGTTGGTAGGAAACATTAGGAGCTGGTCTACGAACTCTTTCCAGTCCTCATCCTCATTTAGGATTACCTTACCATGTTCAAATCGTCCCTGTAATGCCCAGACAATACGCTCTGTCTTATTCTTACCGCCATGCGTTAAGTCTTGAATGGTAGCATATGTGTTGTTCGACCTCATCAGATCGCTCAGATAGGGCAACACAGCGTTTCTAACTGTGCCTCGCTCCATCCCTACACCTACAGGTTCGAACTCCTTGATGTTCTTTAGAATCCGTGCAGCGCAGTCCTTGACATCCCAGCGACCGTGCTCAATCTTCTTTACAAACCAAACACCATCATCTGTGACCTTAACCACAGCAATTGCAGACTCATCCAACTTCTTCTTACGAGACTCTGAATAGTTGGTATTAGTGAATCCCGCTAAGTCGATTGCCAGGTAGTATACCCCATCGCTTGGTTCTTCACCGTACTCAATCCATTGTTCTTTGAATAAGTCTGTTCCTGCGTTATCAAAAGAAGCTTCATACTCTTGCTTGAATGAGAAGCTACTTAATGTCTTTCTTGCACCTTCGATCTCTTTAGGATCAATTAGTGGGTTATCTTTGGTAGTGAAGTGCCATGACTTCCACTCTTCATCTTCGTCTGTAAGACCAAGGTTGTACATATCGTAGAACCAGTTCCTACCCTTAGGAGTTCCTATGAAGAGAGCAGAACCCTTCTTGTCTGATAGAGAAGCCCTTAAGACCTTCTCCCAGGTGTCTGGTTTTATGTCAGCTACCTCGTCTAAAACAAGATATGTAAGACTAACCCCACGTAATGTGTCTGGACGATCAGCACCTCGAACATATATCTTAGCTCCGTTAATTAAAGTGATGTCCATATTATTCACATGGCTACTCTGAATCACTTCTCTTCCTAGTTCCATTAGAACATCCCAGATAATCTGTCTGGCTTGTCCTTGAGTAGGAGCAACATACATTACAGCAGAACCTTGTGGACAACGTAGTCCTTCTACTAATAATGCTACAGCAGATAATCTTGATTTACCGCATCGTCGTCCAGCAACAATAACTTTAAACCTAGTCTTATCCTGGAATACTTCTTTTTGCCAAGGTAGTAACTCGAAGCTGAGGTTCATTCATCTACCTCATTATAATCTACTATCTCTGCATCTATTGTTTCTACTGCTTCTACTTTAGTTTCACCTAATCCAGTAATGTTAATCGTTACTGCATTACGTTGTCCTTTAGCATCTTTCTCAAATAATGATGTGGGTAGTAATCTATCCATGCACATCTTGAGGCAAGCCACTTGATCCTTGTCATTATCATCTAATGCTTTACGCAGTACTGTGTCAATTACTTTAGTACCACTGGTTGATAATAATCTTGCTTTAAATTCTTGTATTCGTCCTGCATCGCCTACTGGTCTGCCTACTTTGTTTCTTTTCTTCTTGCTCTGCACCAATGACTTAGGAGGACGACCTCTCCTACGGGGCTGTGCTGGCACTACTTCATTTGAGACATCCACCTTGAGAGGAGACACAGCAATATCAATTGATTTAGATTGCTGCGACAAAACAACATCATCTTGAGACATATATCCTTTACCTGCTAACGCAGAGAACAAATAGAAATAAACTTAAAGTCTTACACTAATTAGTTTACTAAGTAGTCTTAAGTAGTTTTGGTTCTTATTGTTTTTTACCTAGTTTGCTCTTAGTCTTCTTCTTAGTACAACTATTATACCACAACTTCTTAGATTTGTCAAGCTTTATTTTACTTAATTCCCTACGGAGCACGTCTTAGGGGTATAGGGAAGCTGAGTTATGAACCCCTCTATAGGGAGACTATGCGGGTCTGGTGAGCAGAGCTAGAGCGTATTCCGCAGTTCATCTTTATCTTCTTTTAAAAGATAGACATCAGTATCTATCTTCTTTTATTATAAGCCATTGATTACATTGAACATATTCCTACCTGGACATCTGCTTAAATATTAGGCAGTTTGCTTAATTATTAGGCAGTCTTAATTCTCCTTTTTAGGTGTTTGAGAGGCATCATAATTAAATACAGAGCAACTACCTCCCCTCCCCCATGTTGTTTAGTTATCTGCTTAATAATTAGGCAGTCAATTGCAGAGTGAGAGAGTAGTGACACCACACTCTAGAGCACTATTCAGACACTAGGCAATAAGCACTTATCAAGGCACTAGCTAATGACTAGGCAATGACAATCCCATGCATGGATCTAGTGAGTTGAATTAGGCAATATCAATTGAGAATAGTTCTCATTCAGTCTTATGTAATATGTCTTATGTTTTATATCTTATGTCTTATATAAGAGTTAAACCATATGAGAATGATTATCATTAACCTGGTTTTATATTAGGGTTTTGGAGCATAACTAATTTCAAGAATCTTGATCTAGGTCAAGAAAATAGATCAAAACATGCTTACAATGGAGGTAAGTAAACACAAAACGAAAGGTATTAAAATGACTATCACAAACAAACAAGCTAAAAAGATTAGTGAGCTATTTAATAGCGTTACTGTATGCTTAACTCACATAAACACTAATGAGCTGGGATATGAAGATTTTATGCAGTGGGCAAAATGGCATAATGAAGCATGCCAAGAGCTATTAGACGATCATAAGATTACAGTAGTACAATTTCAGATCTAAGGAGCTGCTACAATGATTAAATTATTACAAGGTTTTATACTAGGTTTATTGTGCTTTACAATTCCACTGGTAATATATGTCTACACTACGGGAGGTTTTTAACATGATCAAATTATCTAAAACAAGTAAGCTTGACGGCATTCTGTCATGGTCTCTTCAGGCTATTGATACTTGCCCAGGATCTTCAGACGGTAACGGCGGATTAGTGCCAGCTTGCCAAGGTTGTTATGCCACTACGGGGAACTATCGCTTCGCTAATGTTAAGAAGCCAAGAGAGTTCAATAGAGAAGACTGGAAGCGGGATTCATGGGTTAGTGAGATGGTTCAAGCTTTAGATTCTAGCCGTTATTTTAGATGGTTTGATAGCGGGGATATGTATGATCTAAGCTTAGCCAATAAAATACTAGCTGTTATGCAATTGACACCATGGGTAAAACACTGGCTTCCTACTAGAATGCACAAGTTTATTAAATTCCAGCATACAATAGATTCCATGATGGCATTGCCTAATGTAGTGGTACGATTCTCTAGCGATAGTGTAAACGGTGATATCATTAAGGGGCAAACTACTAGCACAATTTTTAGTGATGTAGTGCCAGCTGGTGCAGTAGAATGCCAAGCTTACCAGCATGAAGGCAAGTGCAACGGGTGCAGGGCTTGCTACAATAAAGACGTGCAAGTCATTGCGTATAAAGCGCATGGGGTCAAGATGGCTAAAGTAATCAAGATTCAATCAATCAAATAATTGGAGGGTTTATCATGAGTGAAATAAATTTGGAGCTAATTTGGAATGCCTTGCACTTTTATAGGGAGCACGGCATACCTGAAGGAATAGAGGAATACGATAACGAGTGGAGCGATATCTGTACTGAGATGGCATGGATCGCTGAAGATCTAAACATTGTGGAGGAATTATGAGCACCTTATACTTAGTGGATGAATATGAATTTTTCAATCGTAAACCATCTAAAAAGCAAATAGATTCATGCCTTAAGAATGCAATGGAGCAAGGCAGTAAGGCAGTGGCTATAATCTGGGGAGAGAATCAGATAGATCTAGATTACCACGATAGCCAAGGGCAATGGCATGGCAGTGGATGGATTAAGGATATTGGAGGGGACGATATCGCTCAAGCTTTAAACCGTAAGCAAACTAATAAAACCCTTAACCTATGGAATACTTAAAATGAATACAAAAAAATATAGAGTAATTGCGTCTTATGTTGTCGAGGTTTATTGTGATATCGAGGCAGAGTCTAAAGATGAGGCATGGGATGAAGCTTACAAATTAGACGGAGGAGATTATATCCCCATGAATAATGATGGTGGATGGCAGATTGACAGAATCGAGGAGGCAGACTAATGGAATATGTAAAACAATTGGCAGACATTACCCTAAGCGATAGAAATAATTGTGCCTTGAATGCCATGAGCATAGTCTTAAACAAGCCATATTATGAGGTCTATAAGACGTTTTTAGAGCATGGTAGGGTAACGGGTAAGGGGTCTAGTGTACGAGTGATTACTACTGCCCTGAATGTTTTAAAACAAGGCAGTCCAGAGAAAGCAATAAACAATTGGCAAATGCCTATAAAAGTTAAGATGTCACTAGCTAATTTTGCAAAGCTATACCCGAAGGGTAAGTACTACGTTATTAAATCAAGGCATGCGCTTGCGTTAATTGATGGGGTATGGTACGATAACCAAGTACCTAATCCTAGGTCTTATGTTAAATGGTTTTTTAGGGTAGAGTAAATTATAAGGGAGGCTTTCAAGATGGAAGATTTTCAATTTTACGTTGATGGTAAAGGGTTTAAGACTTATCAAGAGGCTAGGACTTATGCCGATGAGATTATGATTACGGAGAACAAGTACAGATGTATCTTCACCAAGTCGGAGATGGATTCAGTCAATACATTTATTCAACAAGCGAAGGAGTATAAGGAATGAGTTACTTACACAAGGCATTAGCAGGGATTCATGAGGCTAATAGAGTAGGGCGCAACAAGCCCTCTTATGGGACGGTAGAGCCTGTCGATCCAGCGGTAAGGGCTAAGTATCAAGAGCACTACGAAGAGGCGGTATGGATCACTCAAGAGGCTCGTAAGCTAGGCATTACCTCAGATCAATTCATTGCTGGTGACTATGATAAATGAGTGTATACTGGTGCGTAGTTATACTTTGGTTAGTGGTTGCTTACTATGTTGGGAGAGATTGATGAATCAAAACAAGTTTATACGGTGGCTCTTGACATTCACAGCAATTTACTTTACAATACATGTATTCATTGCCATAGCTAGGGGAACGATATGAAGCTTTATAAGATACTAGAAACAGACGGTAGCGTTATCCGTATCTTTAGTTATAAGGAAGAGGCAGAGAAGTTCTTATCACTAGACAGATCGCTACGGATAGAGACAATTAAAGTATTTAAAAAGAAGTTAGCAGACAATCGATTCATTAAAGCATATACAGTACTAGGAGATTCCATATTATGAGATGCCAATGTTGTGATAAAAACCTGAATGACTTTGAGTCTACCCGTAAGCATGCAACAACAGGGGAATATTTAGACATGTGTAACAAGTGCTACTCTACTGTTAGTGATGACTTACTTAGCGTAGAACGGTATGACTTATACGATGGGAATGAAGATGACTATGAGGAGGATGAATACGATGAAGATAATTATTGACAACAATCCAAATGTCTGCTATACTATTACTAAGTAGTTATACTAAGTAGTCTTAAGTAGATTTATATATTATTGTATTTTATATAAGTATCTAAGTAGTTAAACTTATAAGGTGAACGACATGAGCTGTAACAAACACGATGAAGAGATGGTCTATCACTTCATGATCCAGGATGCAGTAGACTTCATTCAATTGTATGGTGTCGATAAGGTAATGGATGATATCTATTCATGCTATCACTTGCGGATGAAGAGGCAGGAAAGCCAGGAGGAATTACCTTGGGTAGCGTAGATAAAAAAGAACTAGCAGACAACTTAGATATAGGTGATGCGCTTAACATTGCTGACCACCTAAGCCAAGGTTATCTTGCATGGTGTCCTGAAGCAGAGTGGGTACTTAGAGCGCAACACGCAAGAATTGAAGAACTCAAAGCCACTGTGCGTAGTTTCTTTGAAGACTTCATCGACATCCGAGAAGAGTCTGATAGTGGCAGAGTGTTTGCACCCATAACAATTAGTAGTTGTAGATGCATGATGATAGAACCTTTAGCTGAAGTGTTAGCTAAGATGCGTACACTATCGGGTGCTAAGAAGAGGAGTGAGGGATGAACGCAAACGGACAAGCAGATATAGGATATTGGCAGATGATTGAAATGCAAAAAGAACCAGTAGCGTGGAGAAACCTATGCGTAAGCAACATAGGTGAAGATTCTGAATGGATTTATAACGAAATTGGTCAAGGCGAACCACTCTATACCCATCCAGTAAAAGAACTAACAGATGACGAAATAATTGCCATAGTTAATGAAACGCTTGAAAGCTGGAATACAAGGGAAGCAATGCTTAAATTTGCTAGAGCAATACTAAGAAAGGCACAAGAGAAATGAATTTAAAACTGATTGAATCGTTTGTAGAGTTAATTGAATTAGGTGCTTTTGCAAATAAAGAAGATATTGTCAAAGGTTTGAACTCCGCAATTAAAGTAACTAAAGAACAAGCAGAAATAACAGATGAGGAAATATATGAAACTTGGTTTAACTATGGATGTGGCATGCCTTGGACTGCAAACACAAAGACTTTTGCTAGAGCAATACTAAGAAAGGCACAAGGTGACTGAAAGTAACTTCTTAAAGCATATACCATGTAATAATTGTGGGTCTAGTGATGCTAACAGTTTATACGACGATGGTCACCAGTTTTGTCATGTGTGTCACACCCGTATAGCAGCCCCTAGAGCGACGATGGAAGACATGGAAGGGCTAGGTATCTACCTAGATAAACAAACTCAACAGAGAGGCTCTATGCAAGTCCTAGAGGTATTTAATAATACAGAGGCAGTACATGTTGTAGAACGAGGTATCAGTAAAGCAACTATGCACTTCTTTGGTGCAGGTTCTGATGGTAAGAATTACTACTTTCCATATTGCGATGCAGCAGGGAAGACTGTGGCTGCTAAGATTCGTGCAGTTGCAGCAAAGGAGTTCAGTATTCAAGGTGACTGGAAGAGTGCTACCATGTTTGGTCAGAACAAGTTCACTCCTGGTGGTAGGGCTATCACGATTACTGAGGGTGAGTTCGATGCACTAGCAGCATACCAGTTAACTGGATCACGATTCCCAGTGGTGTCTGTTCGTAACGGAGCACAAGCAGCACTCAAGGATTGTCGTGCCAGCTACGAGTATCTTGATTCATTCGAGAAGATTGTAATCTGCTTTGATAACGATGAACCTGGGCAGCAAGCAGCCAATCAAGTAGCTGAATTGTTTGGTGCGAAGGCGCATATCTTCAAGTATCCTACCAAGGATCTCAAGGATGCATGTGACTACTTGTCTACCAATAAGACGAAGGAGTTCGTGGATACATGGTGGAATGCAGAGAAGTATGTACCCGATGGGATTGTCTCAGGGTCTACGCTGTGGGAGTTAGTCAATCAGGCAGAGGAGAAGGCAGAGGTGATGTATCCCTACGAAGGGATCAACGATCTAACCTATGGCATTCGACTAGGTGAGCTGGTGACGGTGACTGCTGGATCAGGACTAGGTAAGTCTCAGTTCTTGCGAGAGATTGTATGGCAGATCCTCAGCAAGACAGAAGATAACATTGGTCTTATGTTCTTGGAGGAGTCAGTCAAGAAGACAGCTAAGTCATTGATGGCATTGGCAGCAAACAAACCCTTACATCTACCCGATTGTGAGGCAACAGATGAGGATATAAAAGATGCGTTTAATAGAACACTTGGTACGGATAGGCTTTATTTGTTTGATCATTTTGGTAGCACTTCCGTTGATAACATTGTCAATCGTGTGCGGTTTATGGCTAGGGGCTTGGATTGCAAATATATTTTCGTTGATCATATCAGTATTATTGTAAGTGCTCAGGAGTCAGGAGACGAGCGTAAGGCAATTGATGAGATCATGACGAAGCTTCGTATGCTGGTGCAGGAGACAGGCATTGCATTGTTTGTAGTATCCCATCTCAAGCGTCCTGAATCTAAGGGGCATGAGGAGGGCGCAGCGACTTCATTGGCACAGCTAAGGGGTTCAGGTGCAATCGCTCAGTTAAGCGACATGGTGATTGGTTTAGAGCGTAATGGGCAGCATACTGATGCGATGGAGAGGAACACTACCTATGTGCGTATCCTCAAGAATCGATTCAGTGGACTGACTGGGTTAGCATGTAGGTTGTTGTACAACAGGATGACAGGTCGTATGTCAGAGTTACCACCAGAGGAGAATAATTTATGAAGAAGATTTTACTTGCAGCAACACTGATTCTAGTGTATAATAATAGTATGGCATGTGTTACAACTACTGTGGTATCAGGCGGTAAGTACGTTGTATGTACAGTGTGTCCAACATCTACGGTGTGCGTATGATTCTACTGAAGTGGGCTGGCACTATACTCTGCTTGATTGGTATTGCTTTGACTAGCTTTAATATCTATCCAGCGAATGTAGTGTTCGGTCTAGTAGGGTCTTCATTGTGGACACTAGCAGGATTCTTGCAGCGAGATATCCCACTCTTCCTAGTGGAGGCAGTGGCAGTAATCATTTATTTTGTAGGCATGGTGACATGGCTAATTAACTAAGGAACAATATGAGTTTGATTCAACTACCAAAAGTAATCGAGTTAGTAAACAGTTTATCTTTTAAAGTCAGTGAGTTAGAGCAGGAAGTTAAGATTATAAAACAAGAGCTGGCTAAGCAAGCACCTAAGCCATCACCTAAGAAGAATGATTAAGACTGTACTTTGGTTCTGTGTCGGTGTAATGGTAGGATATACAGCACACCAAGCAAGGCATACTATAGACCTAGTGAAGTGTCCCAGCTATCACACTAAGTACGCTACATGGGTTGGGTATGTATCCTTTAATCATGATGAGGTACGGTGCTTTTGGGTAGAGAATGAATACCCTAGGAGAGTGAGAGCAGAGCCAAGAGTTAAACATGGAAGAACAGAATGATGGTATGGAAATGCCCACCACTACATCTCCCTAACTGGAGTAACCACTGGAAATGGAAACAGGAAATGAATGCAACAGAACTAGCTGATGAATTAGAACTTCGTTCTAAGTATGCAGAAGATCACGGAACAATAGCAAACCGCATATCCAAGGCAGTAGTTATGTTACGACAGCTACAGGATGAGCGAGATAAACTATTCTTAGCACACTCTCATGAGATGGCACGAGCAGACATAGCACAGTATCAGAATGATAAGTACAAGCAGGTGTTGGAATCTATTGCTAATGAGCGGGTTGAACTCAGTCATGATAAGATTAAGTGGCAGTGTGAAGACCACATTAGATGGGCAAAGGATGTATTGAAATGATTAAGTCACCTTGTATAGGTAAGTGTACTTATGATATCACTATCATGAGCTGCAACGATTGCGGTAGAAACAAAGAAGAGATCAGCACATGGTATACTATGAACGATTTACAGAAGCAGAAAGTCTTGGAACGAATAGCTAACGAAAGGTGTGGTGGAAAGGATGAAGATAGTTCTAGACATAGAAACTAATACTAATCATGACAAGATTTGGATGGCAGTTACTAGGAACATTGATACTGGAGATGTAAAGGTATGGAAGGAAGCAAGCGGATTACAAAAGTATTTGGACAGCTGCGATTTGATTATCATGCACAACGGAATCTGCTTCGACGCTCCAGTTCTGAGAGAGACATGGAAGACTTCGATAATGCCGAGCCAAGTGTGCGATACGCTCGTGTTAAGTCGTCTACTAAGTCCAAGTCTAGAGGGAGGGCATAGCCTAGATGCATGGGGTAAGCGATTAGGTTTTCCTAAAGGTGAGTTCAATGATTGGGATGGAGGCTTGACTCCAGAGATGGAAGAGTACTGTATCCAGGACACATTAGTAACACAGAAGTTATATGAACACTTAACAAGTGAATTGAAGTTAAACAAATTTGACCAAAGGAGTATTGATCTTGAACACAAAGTCCAAGCAATCATCGCAAAGCAAGAAAGAAACGGTTTTAAGTTGGATGAAGTGGCAGGTATTACTCTTCTTTCAACGCTGCAGAATAAGCTGGCTCATATTGAAAATGAACTTCAGGGTATCTTCCCAGCGAAAACAATTGAAAGAGTCTCAGAAAAGACTGGCAAGTCCCTCAAAGCCAAAGTCGAAGTCTTCAACCCAGGCAGTCGCAAGCAAATCGGTGAGAGGCTCATCGAGAAAGGCTGGAAGCCCAGCAGGTACACCGAAACAGGGCAACCGATCGTCGACGAAGGGACGCTAGACGGAGTAGATATACCTGAAGCCAAAGCGATCAATGAGTTCTTAATGCTCCAGAAGAGAGTAGCTCAAATAGAATCGTGGCTCAAGGCAGTAGGCAGTGATGGTAGAGTACATGGTAAGGTGATTACTAATGGTGCAGTCACAGGACGAATGACGCACATGTCACCCAACATGGCACAAGTACCAAATAGTGGAAGCCCTTACGGTGAAGACTGTAGGGATCTATGGATTGTAGAGAAAGGATATAAGTTAGTAGGTATCGATGCTTCAGGGTTGGAGTTACGAATGCTTGCTCACTACATGAAAGATGATGCATACATACACGAAGTCGTTTCAGGTGACATCCACACAGCAAATCAAAAAGCTGCTGGATTGCAAACGAGAAACCAAGCGAAGACCTTTATATATGCATTCCTCTATGGTGCAGGGGATGCCAAGATCGGGACGGTTGTTGGTGCTGGAGCGAAAGAAGGGAAAGAACTTAAGTCTCGTTTTCTTAAGAACACTCCGTCGCTTGAAAAACTTAGAGAAGATGTCAGTAAGATCGCTCAGAACAAGGGATCGTTACCAGGTCTTGATGGACGCAGAGTACAGGTTAGGTCTGACCACGCAGCACTTAACTCATTACTCCAGAGTGCGGGTGCGATTGTTATGAAGCAAGCGTTAGTCATCTTGAATGATGAACTACGCAGGGCTAAGATTAACTACAAGTTCGTAGTGAACTGTCATGATGAGTGGCAAATAGAAGTAGAGGAATCAAGAGCAGATGAAGTAGGAAAGCTAGGTGTTCAAGCTATTAAGAAAGCAGGAGAATATTTTAATATGAGGTGTCCTTTAGATGGAGAATACAAAGTTGGAAACTCTTGGCGTGAAACCCATTAGAACTTGTAACGACTGTGAAGTAGAATGTTTTTGTGAAGAACTACTTCCAATGTGGTTTGTAAAAGCAAAGAACAGTAAGTACGGTTATAGAAATCTTTGTATTCCTTGCTCCGTTAAAAGAACTAATGCACATCCTGGAAATAAAGATTGGAAAACAGATCATCAAACTAAGAAGAGATATGGAGTCGATGTTGAAACATATAAACAACGGATGGCTACTCAATCTTCTTGTGAGATCTGCGGTTCAGAGAAGGAACTATGTTATGACCACGATCACATGACAATGGAATTTAGAGGTGTACTGTGTCGTGGGTGCAACAGGTCTTTAGGACAGCTAGGAGATAGTCTAGAAGGCATACTCAAAGTTGTAGATTATTTAAGAAAGGAAACACATTGATGGAAGAAATTAAACAAGCAGTACTGGTGCTCTTGCGACAAGGACAGAACCTTACTACTATTCAGGAAGACCTGACTCGTGTAGCCAGTGAACTCAAGGTAGCAGCTATGTACATGCAAGCAATTAAAGATGCGGACTTTGCTCCATGAAGAATCTGTACGATGGAATACCTGAGAACGTAGAGCCACTTGTAATACTAGGTAATGATAATGATTACTTAGTTGTGTACACAGTCATGACGAATGAAGACACAATCGAGATACTTGAACGCACGATACGGATTCTTAAAGAAGAAGACGCAATACCTGAGAAGTTGACGCAGCACTAAAAGTGTGGTATAATATATGTTGTAGTACTAATTAACTAGGAGAAATAACAATGGATACAAGCAAACCTTTACCGATTCAAGCAGATCTTTTCTGGGCTAGTCTGACTGAGCCAAATAAGTTATCAGGAAAGTATCAAGTTGACTTGAGTAATCTAAGTAAGGAAGCTGTACGAGAGTTGGAATCAATGGGTGTGACTGTTAAGAACGATGCTAAGCGACCTGATCAAGGTTTCTTCGTGACTGCTAAGAGCAAGCTATACCCTATCACTGCAGTGGACGAGCAAGGCAACCTCTTGAATGTTAAGATTGCTAACGGTTCTAAAGCAGTAGCTCTGATCAAGACCTATCCCTATAGCTTCCAAGGTAAGAAGGGTGTTGGTGTAGGTGTCAGTAAGTTGATTGTTAAGGAACTGATTGAGTACAAACCTGAAGGTGTAAGCCTTGCAGACTTGGAAGAAGAAGCTCTTTAATGATGAAAGCCCTCATTGATGGCGACATTTTAGTGTATCGCATAGGCTTTGCTTCTGAGAATGAAACAGAGTCTATTGCGATAGCTAGATGTAGTGAGTTCATTGAGGACTTGATTCTGTTCAATGGGTTCGGTGAGTACCAAGGATACTTAACTGGTAAGACAAACTTTAGGAATGAGATAGCTGTTACTGCACCTTACAAGGGCAACCGTAAGTCAGCTAAACCTAAGCACTACCAGTTACTGAGGGACTACATGGAGTCTGCTTGGGCATTCACTATGATTGAAGACCAAGAAGCAGATGATGCTATCGGTATCGCAGCATACGAGATGGAAGTAGGTGAGTACTGTATTTGTTCTATTGATAAAGACCTGGATATGCTCCGAGGAGACCACTATAACTTTGTCAAGGATGAACGGTACTTCATTACTGAAGAAGAAGGAATCAAGAACTTTTATAAACAGTTGCTAATGGGAGATCGAGTTGACAATATCATCGGTATCAAAGGCATTGGAACAGTTAAAGCGGAAAGGCTACTCAAAGAATGCAAAAACGAAAACGAGATGTATCTTGCTATCCTGGAAGCTTACGACGGGAACGCAGAGAGGGTGCTGGAAAACGGAAGACTACTGTGGATACGAAGGCAACCACTCCAATTGTGGACACCTCCAGGCTCATTGTCATTAAATGGGTGGACGCAGTAAGTGATGGTGGCTGGGAAGAGCACGAGAAGCCTGACATTCATGAAGTAACTACAGCAGGGTATATTGTTTCAGAAAACAAGGATGCCATCTGTATTGCTTCTACTGTGTCAGGTACATTTACCAATGCTAGGATGCATATTCCTAAAGCATGGATTAAATCTAGAAAGGTAATTAAACTTGAAGCCCCAGTCAGCAAAAGCAAAAGGAAGAAAACTACAGCAGTGGGTAAGGGATCAGATACTCCAACGATTCCCTACGCTGACCACTGATGATTGCAGGTCAACGAGCATGGGAGCGAGTGGAGAGGATGTGCAACTTAGTCCTCTCGCTAGGTCACTGGTTAGCTACACGATTGAATGTAAGAATCGTAAAGCTATCGCAGTGTTTAAGGATTACGAACAAGCAAAGACACATGGACTAGTAGAGCCACTGGTTATCTTGAAACAGAATAACAGTAAGCCACTAGCCTTAGTTGATGCTGAGCACTTCTTGGATATGATTCAGAAACTTAATGACTTGAAGCACCAGGTAGATGTTCTACTTTTAGTTAAAGGAAAGTAAATGGCTACAAAGAAACAACCAATTATTATTAAAGAGTGGAATGTTATCGGAGGTCAGGATAACTTTACCGTATTGGGATTAGGAGCAGACAATAAGGTCTACTTCTGGAAAGATAAGAAATGGAATGAGCTATGAAATTAATTGTACAACTAGTAGAATACGAAGGTCAGCCAGACCATTCAGCTGCAGCTATTGATATGACTTTTCCTGATGGTACTCGTTATGATCTACTTCAGGAACAGTTTGATAGACTGTTGTCACTTGTGTATGGTTATCCTATTGGCAAAGCAGATAGCAACTATCACAATCCGTTAGATCCAGAGGATGAATAATGCCGACACACTTAGTGATACCCGATGTACAGGTAAAGCCAGGGCAGGACTTCAGTTTCTTGAAAGCAATCGGCAACTACATTGTTAAGAAGCGTCCTGATGTTATTGTTAATATTGGAGACTTTGCGGACATGCCAAGCTTATCAAGCTACGATAAAGGTAAGAAATCCTTTGAAGGTAGACGATATAAGCATGATGTTGAAGCAGTTCATAGTGCAATGGACATACTCTTAAAGCCACTACGTCAGCTGCAGGACAGGCAGCGTAGGAACAAGGAGAAGGTCTATAAGCCACGCATGGTTTTGACTATAGGTAACCACGAGCATCGTATCAATCGTGCCATAGAGAACGATTCAATGCTGGATGGGACTATCTCTTTAGAGGACTTGGGATATGAGAAAGCTGGTTGGGATGTTCTACCGTTTGAGCAGCCTGTTATTATTGATGGTGTTCTTTATGCCCATTATGTCACTGCTGGTGCTCTTAACCGTCCTGTTGGATCAGCTGCAGCCATCATCTCCAAGAAACATCAGTCGTGTGTGGTGGGTCACCAACAAGGTAGACAAGTTGCTTACGCTATTAGAGCAGATGGCAAAACGCTTACGGCTATTATAGCTGGTAGTTGCTATGAGCATGATGAGGATTACATGGGTGCTCAAGGTAATCACTACTGGCGAGGTATCGTAGTGTTGCATGAGGTGAAAGATGGCTGTTTCGATGAGATGTTTGTGTCTCTTGACTTTCTTAAGAAGAGGTATCTATGATAGCAATGCCAGAGCCATACGGTGAACGACATCAGCCAGAGGTTACCCTTGAGAATTACTTCAGGGGTTTAGTACAGATGGACTTTGCAGATGACAAGGAGGACATGGTTAACTCACCTAGTCATTATACCCAGGGTTCAATTGAGTGCATCGATGCCATAGCACAGGTGGTGAAAGACCTACAAGGAATGGAAGCAATGTGTACTGGTAACGCTATCAAGTATCTGTGGCGATGGAAGCACAAGAATGGTATTGAGGACATCAAGAAAGCACAGTGGTATCTGCAACGAATGGTTGACAACTATATCAAATAGGAGTATAATATATGAGTACTGTATCACCGATCAGAACAAGCCTAAAACAATTAATGAAGGAGATCGAAATGCGTAAAGCAAAAGAGAAAGTAGCATTTAGTAAGTTTTTCCCTGAAGAAAGTCAGTTTGTAAATTTACAGGGAAATTATTGGGATCACGATAACTGGGAAGTTAACGTAACTATTAACGGTGGATCACGAGATCAAGTGTACTTATGGGTAACAGACTACGATAAGAATGCAGATGCTTTCTTGAATGAGCTTGCTGCTGCAGTATCTAAAGCTCAGTTTGCTATCGCTAAGTTTCGTGATCGAGCTAAGGTAGAAGCAGCTGCTGCTAAGTCTGTTAAGCCAGCTAAAGCTACACCTAAGAAGAAGAAGTAAACTGTGTTAACGCTTACAGTGCCTGAGTTAAAAGAGCGACTAAAGCGTTTAGATGAGGTATCTCTTCTGGAGTTATTAAACATATCTTCAGAAGAGCTTGTCGATACTTTTAGCGATAACATTGAAAACAATTATGAGAGCCTCTGCAAAGAGGTAGACTGGGAAGAGACTGAATGACCAACAAATATCAAATGACACCTTACAATACCTTCATTGCCAAGAGCCGTTACTCACGGTTTCTCGATGATAAGAATCGTCGTGAGCATTGGGGTGAAACTGTAGCACGTTACTTCGACTTCATGGAGAAGCACTTAGCTACTAAGCAGAACTATACGCTGACTGCTGAGCTACGCAAAGAGTTGCAAGATGCAGTAACACACCTGGATGTAGTGCCTTCTATGAGAGCAGTGATGACTGCAGGTACTGCATTAGATCGTCAGAATGTAGCTGCATTTAACTGTTCGTACTTACCTATCGATGATGCTAAAGCATTCGATGAGGCGATGTATATCCTATTGTGTGGTACTGGTGTTGGATTCTCTGTGGAGCAACAGTATGTTAGTAAGTTACCTGAAGTACCAGATCAGTTGTTTCCTAGTCAGACTTCTATTATGGTGTCGGATAGTAAAGAAGGGTGGGCTAAATCACTTCGACAACTCATCGCTCTTCTATACTCTGGCGAGATTCCAAAGTATGACGTGTCAAAAGTCCGACCTGCAGGGGCTAGGCTTAAGACTTTTGGAGGACGTGCCTCTGGAGCACAACCGTTGGAAGACCTCTTTAAGTTTGTTATTAGTAAGTTCAAGGCAGCGTCTGGACGTAAGCTTAGTTCGCTGGAGTGTCATGATATTCTGTGTAAGATCGGGGAAGTTGTTGTCGTGGGAGGAGTCCGTCGGTCAGCCATGATTAGCTTGTCTGATTTGACAGACGATAAGATGGCACATGCTAAGGCAGGTAACTGGTGGGATGGACAAGGACAACGAGCATTAGCTAACAACTCAGCTACATATGAAGAGACACCAGCTATTGGTCAGTTCATGCGTGAGTGGACTAGCATTTATGAGTCACACTCTGGTGAGCGTGGTATCTTTAATCGTGAAGCTAGTCAGAAGCAAGCTGCTAAGAATGGTCGTCGTGATGCGAGCTATGAGTTTGGTACTAATCCATGCTCAGAGATTATCCTGCGTCCATATCAGTTCTGTAACTTGTCTTCTTGTATTATTCGTAGCACAGATACTGTAGATGATTTGCTTCGGAAGATTCGCTTAGCTACTATCTTGGGTACATTCCAAGCATCGCTAACTAACTTCCCTTATCTTCGTAAGATCTGGCAAAAGAATACAGAAGAAGAAGCTTTACTAGGTGTATCGATGACAGGGATCTTGGACAATCATTTATTGAATGATCCAGATGATCAGGAACTACCAGGACTATTGGAGAAACTACGAGATGTTGCTGTTGCTACTAACGCTGCATACGCTGCTGCTATTGGAATCAATCAGAGTGTTGCGGTTACGGCTATTAAGCCCGAAGGAACTGTATCACAACTCTGTTCTACCGCCTCTGGCATTCATCCTCAGCATAGTCAGTATTATATTCGTCGTGTACGAGCTGATAATAAAGATCCTCTAACTCAGTTCATGCTGAAGTCAGGGTTTATTGGTGAGCCTTGTGTGATGAAGCCTGAGTCTACAACAGTATTTAGTTTCCCTGTTGCAGTAGCTGAAGGTGCTTTGCTTCGTGAGGACTTGACTGCTGTTGAGCACTTACGATTGTGGTTGATTTACCAGCGTCACTACTGTGAGCACAAGCCATCAGTCACTATCTCTGTCTTAGAGAAGGAGTGGATGGAAGTAGGGGCATGGGTGTATAAGCACTTCGATGAGGTTACTGGTGTGTCTTTCCTTCCAATGGATGGAGGAACATATCGACAAGCACCGTATGAAGAGTGTACTGAAGAGGATTACAAGAAGCTACTTGATCAGCAACCTACTGGTATTGATTGGGACAACTTCCAGGAGTATGACGATAATGTCGAAGGAGCACAAATGCTAAGCTGCACAGCAGGAGGATGTACAATATGATTTTAGAACTACACTTTATATGCGGGTTTATGTTTGGGTTTGAATATGTAGATGATGATGGTATCAAATACTATGTTCTAGATCTAGGCATTGTACGATTAATGTTAGCCTCTCCCAAGGACTAGCACTTTATGGCAGCCCCTTCGGGGGTTGTCTTTTTGTTACTTATAGTAGATAGTTGTTAACATTTACCTACATAATGTAACACTACTGATAAGGACGAGTCCCTTTTCTATCGATGATTAGGGCTTGTTTCCTTGGAGGTGTACTAGGAGTTAAAGGTACACTGATATGCACCCAGCTATCGAACTCTCTGATGAGCTGGTCGTAAGGTAAGCCCTTCATAATTAATGTAGCTACAACCTGATCAGGGGTCATCCCCGATACACGAATATCTGCAGCACATCCTACTCGATGCTGACTAGAATCCTTAGATCCAATAGCATCGTTCACCTGCTTAGATCGATAGCCACTGGTCACAGTGATAGACCTACCTAACTCAGACCGTACAGTCTCTAGGAACTCACACAATCTAACTAGGTTCTGGAACTCTATGTCAGTAGGCTTATTGAGCCAACCGTTACGAGCAGCTGTCTGCGATGCAGTCATCTCTTCATAGGTGAAGTGAGGTGTTATCTTCATTCTTTCCTAGACTTCATATCCATAATCTTTTCTAGTGTACGACCACCAAAGTAGAAGGACATAATCAGCATACCCCATTGACCTAGTAGTTCTACATAGGCTGTGTTTGCGTCCATGCCATAGGCAGACATCAGAGCAAACATGAAGTACCCTGTCAGGATCGCTATAAGGGTCATAGGACGGATGTTCTTAGACAGCCAAGAGTCAGACATCATATCTGCTTCTTGACGCTTAGTAAGCTCCTGAGACTCTACAATGTCAGCTTCCATCTTCTTGAAGTCACCTTCTTGCTGCATCTTCAGTAGTTCTAACTGAGCCTTAGCCTTCTGCTCTGGATCAGGAAAGAACTTATCTACTAACTTCATCCCTACATTAAGGATTGTGTCTAGTGGAAACATATTACTTCTCCCTCTTCATTCTTGCTTCACGCTCTTGCTCAAATTGCTCGATGTCTTCATAGAATCTTTCCAGTCCTTGAGCTGCAATCTCAGCCTCTCTTGACTTCTCTGCAATCTGTGCCTGTTTCATACGAGCCTTAATAGAATTGATGTCTTTCTTCATCTGTTCTACTTGTCTTCGCTCTACCTCACCCATATCAATATCAAAGATACGAATACCAGTCAGATACTGAGTCAGTCGCTGCTCTTCAGGCAGGTCTGTTCTAGACTCACGAGGAGTACCTAAACCAAGGAAGCTATTCAGTGTAGTAACTTCCTTCGTTACAGGATCTACAATACGAGAACCAAAGATAGAACCTGGATTAGCTCTGTCAAGTTCATTCAGTACAATGATATTAGATGCAAGCTTAGCTAAATGCACAGGCATAGGCACACCTAAGAAATCAGCTAACTGTCCTTCTTCTTCTTGAATAGTTTTCTTACGGAAGAAGTCGTAGTTTGCTAGGTATTCCAGAGGTGCTTTAATCAACGGAGAAACACCACCCATAACAGTAGACAAAGCTGTACCTAATTTACCCTTCTG